GCACTCACAAATACCATGATTTACAGCATGCTTGGCACTGACATCAGGTTCTCTGTAAATGCCAACGGTTCCGTCACTACCAATGGTGATGTGCAGGCTGGAGGAAATCCAGACAGCGGAACTGCTGAAGGTACTAGAGCAAATGCCATTGGATCCTTCCAAGCTTGTCGTGACGACAACGATGACATCCTTTATGAAGGCTATTATGAAAGTTTGTCTTCCCCAGTATTTACGGTTAAAGCAAGCGGCAACGCCTATTTCAGTGGCTCGGTTACTGCGTCAAACGTATCCGATATTCGATTTAAGAAAAATATTGATGACGCTAACCCACAGCTTCAAGACGTAGTTTCACTTGGTTCTCAACTTAAAAACTATGACTGGACTGATGATGCTCCACTTAATGATGAATTGCGTGCAAGGCGTTTCCTTGGTTTAGTTGCTCAAGAAGCAGAAAAAGTCTGCCCTGAATTGACCTATACGGTTCCCCGAACCAAGCAAGGCGAGCAGCTAACTCCTGAGGAGGTTATACCTGCGGTTTATGAGGAAAAAATTGTTCCTGCTGTCATTGGTGACGATGGTGAAATCATCGAACCCGAGACCACAGAGAATGTTCTTGTAACACCTGAACAGGTAATACCTGCAACTTATGAAGAGCTTGACGACAGCTTCAAGGCGATTAACCATGACATCCTTGTGATGAAACTCCTTGGTGCTGTTGCTGAACTTTCAGCTGAAGTTAATGCATTAAAGCAAACCTAAATTTTATTATGCACAAAAAAGCTAGTGAAGATAAATTTAACGAATTACATAATCTTGTAACTGAAGAATTTTTATCTCGTATTAAAAGCGGAGACGCTTCTGCCCAAGAACTAAAAGCAGCCTGTGAATGGTTAAAAACCAATGACATTAGCGGTGTTGCTATTGAAGGTAATGCTCTATCTAGATTAGCCAGTGTACTACCTGAAGTTGATCCAGAATTAGTACAACGGAGACTATATGGCAAGAGAGAAACTGCCTAGAAAAGATTTAAGTCGTTCTGCTAAATATTATAGGGATAACCCTGAAGCAGACGCTAAACATAAAATTACTTCAAAAAAAGCTAGCAGAAAACCTGCCAGAAAAAAGAAGGATGCTGAAACTCGAAAGTACCGTAGAAATAACGGACTAGAAGGTAAAGGCGGTCCTGATATACATCATGGTTCTAATGGACTAATGAAAATTTCTGCTAGTAAAAATAGACGTATTAAATGACCCCGTTACTTCCAACTCCTGACCATTATTTATTCAATTTAATAACCATGACAGCCTCTGAAGCAAAGCGCCTTTGGAGGCGCAGTATCAAAGAGCACTTTGATTGTACATGTGTTTATTGCGGTAAAACTTATGAATTTAACGAACTCACTTTGGATCATGTTCACCCACGTTGTCGAGGTGGTAGTGATTTTAAAAATGTCGTACCTGCTTGTCTTAGATGCAATCAGGACAAAGGAAGTCAAAATTGGCAAACATTTTTACGTCAAACATATGGCGTAAATCTTTTAAGAGAACATCTTATTCTTAAACATATTAATAACAATGGCACTATCTAAAGGTAAGAAGCGTACTGAGTCGGTGATGCAACGTCAGGCACGTTTACTTCGTGAGCAAAGGGCTCGAATAGCGACAGGTTCAAAAAACACTAAAACAGTAGTTGAAGGTGTTGCTGATATGCTCTTTAATAAAAAAGAAAACAAAAAACCTGCAGCAAAAACTAAACCTAAGAATGAAATTAAATCAAGTAAGCTTAGAAAAGCTATTAAGGAAGTAAAAAAACGGCCTGATCCTAATCCTGCTAGTCGTGGTGCTCAAGGGCCTAGGAATGCTCCACAACAAGGACCTTCACGAGCTGTTAAAGGTACTATTGGCAGTCGCCCTGCTCCTACTCCTTCTAGGCCCAAACCACCTCGTGTTAAAGGTGCTCCACGTATTGCAGGTGGTACTGGTAGAACTGTTTATGGTAGGTCTGCTGCTGATAGTGCAGCAAGACGTGCATCTCGTTCAGCAAGACCAAAAATTAAAGGAGGTCTCAAAGGTAGCAGTCCTTATATTTTAGCAGCTGAAATTATTGCAAATGATATTGCTAATCGCAGTGTTGCTGATGGTACTTTGAAAGGTAAGCCTGTACCTCAAAAGAAAGGACCTCCAGCTCCTAAAGCTAAAAAATCTAAGGCTAAATCTGCATTCAAACCTCCTTCTAAGAGTCCAGCTAAAAATAAAGCTGTGCTTGCTAAAAAGAAAGGCAAGACAGGATCAAAGATCAACGATGTGTTTTATCCACACGCTTGGTCTGCTAAACAACGACTGCGTTATGCAGCTCGTGGGGGTAAATAATCTATTAACTAATTATGTCTAGACTTAATGCAAAAGATCGAGCTGAAAAACAACGAGAAGCTCGTAAACGTAGGGCAAAAGAAAAAGGTAAAACCTCTTCACTTAAAAAGGCCATGCAGGGCATTACTCCTAAGCAACAACGTAAACGTAATGAAGGTCGCTATTAATGAAAAAACAAATTGCTTACGTCACTAAAGAACTTTCGCCTCAAACTAAAATTATGATGTCTAAATCTGAATTTTCTAAATCCTATACTAGACGCAACGAACCATATTTCAATGAGTTTGAAGGTAATAAAACAACTAGTAAATGAATTCTTTAGAACTACTTCAAAGCGATTTTAAAGTATTTCTACAAGCACTGTGGGGTGAACTCGATCTACCCTCCCCCACTCGTGCTCAATACGCTATCGCTGATTATTTACAACATGGTCCTAAACGATTACAAATCCAAGCGTTTCGTGGTGTAGGTAAATCCTGGATCACTGGTGCATTTGTACTATGGACTCTATTTAATGACTGTGAAAAGAAGATCATGATTATCTCCGCTTCTAAAGAACGCGCAGACAACATGTCTATCTTTCTCCAAAAACTAATTATTGAAACACCTTGGTTAGAACACCTTAGACCTAAATCTGATGACTCCCGTTGGGCTCGTATTAGCTTCGATGTTAACTGTGCTCCTCACCAAGCTCCTTCAGTTAAATCAGTAGGTATTACAGGTCAGCTAACGGGTAGCCGTGCTGATCTAATGATCTTAGATGACATAGAAGTACCTGGTAACTCCATGACAGAACTCATGAGAGAAAAACTTTTACAACTATGTACTGAAGCTGAATCAATCCTTACTCCCAAACCAGGTTCAAGGATTATGTATTTAGGTACTCCTCAAACTACATTTACTATTTATCGTAAGCTAGCTGAGAGATCCTACAAGCCCTTTGTTTGGCCTGCTAGGTATCCTAGGTCCATTTCTAATTACGAAGGCCTTCTAGCCCCTTCTCTGGTAGAAGATATAGATCAAGGTGCAGATGTATGGAACGTAACTGATCCTGATCGTTTTGATAATGACGACCTCCTTCAACGTGAAGCCTCAATGGGTCGTAGCAACTTCATGTTGCAATTTATGCTCGATACCTCTCTTAGTGATGCAGAAAAATTCCCTCTCAAATGTTCTGATCTTATTGTTACCTCTGTCAATCCTGTCACTGCTCCCGATGACATCATCTGGTGTTCAGACCCCCAAAACGTTATTAAAGACTTACCCACAGTCGGTCTCCCAGGAGATTATTTTTACTCTCCAATGCAGCTCAAAGGGGAATGGACCAATTACACAGAATCAATATGCTCAATTGATCCATCGGGTCGAGGAACAGACGAAACAGCCGCAGCATTCATATCTCAGAAAAACGGCCTCCTCTACCTGCATGAAATGCGTGCTTACAGAGACGGGTACTCTGACAAAACGTTGCTAGATATTCTTAAAACTTGTAAAAAATATAATACTACTAAACTTGTTATTGAAACTAACTTTGGTGATGGTCTCGTAGCTGAACTGTTCCGTAAACACCTCCAACAAACTAAACAACTTATTGATATTGAAGAGGTAAGAGCTAATGTTAGAAAAGAAGACAGGATTATTGATGCCCTTGAACCTGTCCTTAATCAACATCGCCTGGTTATTGATCGGAGTGTTATTGATTGGGACTTTAAGTCTAATCCTGATGAAGCCCCAGAACTTAGACTCCTCTATATGCTCTTCTACCAAATGTCGCGTATGTGTAGAGAAAAAGGAGCTGTTAAACATGACGACAGATTAGATTGCTTAGCTCAAGGTGTGAAATATTTCACTGATGCTATGGCTATATCTGCTCAAGAAACTATCATCTCTCGTAAACGTGAAGACTGGCAAGACATGATAGATGCTTGGTTAGATGATCCTCAATCTGCTGTTAATCATATGGCTTTTGGTATGGATTTAAACCAACGTAGACAAGCTAGAGCACTCGATAATAAGAAGGTTTTACCTACTTGGAAATAGCTTTTTAAGAACCCTGTCATACCAACCGTTCTCGACCGGTGTCGGATGTATACGGGGGAAGGGAAGGGTGGACCCGACCCCTAGGAAGGAAGACAGTCCTCTAATCGAGTCCTTCTTCCTTCTTTACTATTCAACCCTGAATGTTGAATCCGTAAGTCCCGTTAAAGCCCTACGGGCTAAATGACACAAACTTTACTGAATCTAATTACTCAATTTATCATCTTTATTGATAATCAGTGAATCTTTATTCAATTTTATTAACCACCTTTATTTAAATGATTATTGATCATCAAGTATCTTTTATTCATGCTACTCCTAATGGTGATAGCCTTATAGCCTACATGGCTAGAGTATCTAATCCAGCTAATCAAGATAATCATTCTACTGCTCCTAGATTAATTAAATACCTCCTTGATCATAACCATTACTCACCTTTTGAAATGGTCTCTATGTGTCTAGAAATTAATACTACCCGAAGTGTAGCTCAACAAATTATTAGACATAGATCTTTTTCTTTTCAAGAGTTTAGTCAACGGTATGCTGTTGTTAATGGTGCAGCTGTACCTAATCTTAGGTCTCAAGATACTAAAAATAGACAAAATAGTATTGATAATCTAGATCCTCTTCAAGTTCATGGCTTTAGTTATGAGATTGAACAATTATATGATCAGTCTTTTGAACTTTATCAACGTATGTTAGATAATGGTGTAGCTAAAGAATGTGCTAGAGATGTTCTACCACTGTCTTCTAGAACTAAGCTTTATATGCACGGTACTTTAAGGTCTTGGTATCACTATTGTCAGTTAAGATGTGATAATGGTACTCAATTAGAACATAAATACATTGCAGATCAGTGTAAAGAACAAATTTCTCTGCATTTTCCTGCGTGTTATGAGGCTATGTGGTCAGAGGAAACGGCTTAGAATTTTGGTAGAAATTTGTCTACCCTTGTTTACGTAGGGGTTCGGGCGGTTTCCCCCCATAGGGGTCGTGTTTTTTCCGCGCCAGATGCTCAATCTGGCTTATAGTAGTTCATTTTTACTAGTATCCAGGGACAAATTAAGTATTTTTACCTAGTACAGGCGTATTAATATGTGTGTATCTGTCGGCCGATAGGTCTAACTTATGAGTCATTAGATGCAATGATGAGCCTTGCTTATAGATAGCTAGCCCTGCATCTATATATATTGCTCACCTGCAGCGTGTGACAATGAGATAGGCGGCACAGAAAGCTTGCCAAACTCCGACAAAGCGGCAAACATGTGCCCATCGATCGGGAGAGAGGCCTTAGGTTCATGTGTACCGATCGATCCACTCAGGTATCAGTTGATGCTTGACGACCCATAGCCTTCGGGTTATGTTCCATCCGAATCAACGAGCGCAGCATTTATCCGTTAACGTATCGTTGACGCACCTTGACAACTACATATTTTTTCAGCGCGTAGCTTCCGCGCTATCAGTAGAAGCTTTCCTGAGACCTCTAGTGTTTAATCGGGTGCAATTCCTGATGGTCTCTTGTCCTCTAAGGTATTAATCATGCCAACAGTTGCACAGACTTTCGATGTCCTTGGTGTCGAACTTGATGTTGATCAACTTGTTGACATTGTCAAACACGGCATGTCAGCGGGTGTATCAGGGTTCATTTATAGCTCTGAACTTTATGACATATTCACAGAACACGGTGAAGATGTGATGGCTGAGTTAGATGTCAGAGCTGATGAAATGGGATGTCAATCAGGTCTTCAGCTTGTCATCGATGAAATAACTAAAGGAGAAACAGACGTTTACTACAGCGTTCAAGAAACAAAAGAAAAAGCGATCTGGATGTATGTCGAGATGATTGCTTATGATTTGTTGAGTGAGATCAATCATCCCATCACGCGTTGACAAACTGACGGGATCCACACCGTCATTAAATAAATGATCATGGTTGCCTTATGTAATGTTATTAGGCATGAGGCGTTACTCGCTACGTGTTATAGCTAGAGCAATGTAAGCGCGTGAGCTGTTGCATAACACTAGAACATTGTGTGCAAGATGCATAGGATCGAATCCTTCTATGTTCTATTGATACCTTAGTGTATCAAACTGTCCTTCGTTATTAGTTCATGCGTGTACACATCACGCCAGTCTCATCTAATGTGAAGACTGGTAAGATTCCAGTTACTACAACTGAGAGATTGTCGTGTCCTGCTACGTGTAAGTTCTACGACAAAGGATGTTACGCTAAATCAGGACCATTGGCACTACACTGGCGTAAAGTTAGTGAAGGTGAGCGTGGCACTGATTGGCAAGGATTGTGTGACTTCGTTGATAAGTTACCCACTAATCAACTTTGGAGACACAATCAAGCTGGTGATTTGCCTCATGTCTTAGGCATGATTGATGATGACAAGTTATTCCAACTTGTTTCATCTAACAAAGGTAAGCGTGGCTTTACGTATACACATCACAAGTTAGGCAAATTTAACTTAGATGCTATACGTAAGGCAAATAATCACGGCTTTACTATTAACATTTCTACTGAATCTTTAGAAGATGCTGTCTTTAATTTCAAGCGAGGCCTGCCTACGGTTGTCGTGGTTCCTAGTGATCACACTGACAGTATTACTAAGCATGATGGAGTCAATGTTGTAGTTTGTCCTGCACAAACACAAGACAATATAACTTGTGAAAAGTGTGGGTTATGTTCACAATCGACGCGCAAATGTATTGTAGCTTTTAAAGCTCATGGTACTGCGCGTAAGCATGTTTCTTCAATCGTTTCATCCACTAAGGTATCTCAATGACCGTCTCACTGTTTCCAATTCAACAGCAAACATTTAAGGGTGCTGTTAAATCCACTGTTCTAGATCTTGCTATGCAAGGTATAGAGAGACTTGTTGTGTCTTATGTATCACGGAATCCATGGTGTAGGGCTTGTGATGTTAGTCGAGAAGCATTCAAAGGTTATGATCACAAACAGATGCTAGCTAGTGTTGTTTTACGCAATCTAGTTAGTAAGGGTAAGCTTGTTAAAATTGATCGTTATAAACGTGATAATCAGGGTGATTTAATCCTACCTTTGAAGCAATTGCCTGGTTTCCTCTATTTGGTTGCTAGTTAATGCTTTTAATTTATCCTTGCTTGTTTATTTCAGCTGTATTGGCCACATGTTTTATACATCACAATGCTTTCTTCGTTGTGTTATTGATATGTGTAATTTATACGCTACATATTAATTTTTTCACAATCGACAGGAGGCTTGAGTGAGGGTTTGGTGTGTTCGTATGGTTAATGATGTTGGAGATGTACCTGAAGTGTATATCTTAGCTGAAGATTGTGAGTCTGCTGC